GCGCAATGTGGGGGGTGAAGGCCGCGACCAAGGAGCCGAAACCCTGATGCCGATGCGGACGAAATCGGAAGAGAAGGTCGATACATCTCTCCGCGAGAAGGCTCTGGAACTGGCGCTTCGTTCCATGTCCGGAATGGGATCGTATGGGAATCCGATAATGCCGACGCCCGGACAGGTGATCGAGCGGGCCAAGGTCTATCTGGAATTTCTGGAGGGCAAATCGTAGGAGAAAAGGCATGATCGCCGCAATCGTCAATCTCATTATCTATATCGTCATCCTCGGCATCCTCTATGCCGTTGTCGTCTACGCCGTCGATAATCTCCTGCCCGATCCCCCCGCAAGGATTATCAAGGTCGTCTGTGTTATCCTGCTGGCCTTGGTTTTCGTCCTGATGCTGGTCAATCTGCTGGGCGGCGGTGGTGGATTGAACCTGCCGAAACTGGTTAATTGAAACAAGGAGGAATGAAATGCCTAGATGGCCCAAGACCAAGGAAGAAGACGACGTAAAAGTCGAGACCAGAACCGCAGCCGACCAGTCCACCGACGAGATCGGGGAAACCTGCTCACAGGTGGTGAACAAGTACACCCGTCCCAACATCAATGCCCGCACCATGCTGTCGATGCCCGGATTCTGGACCGACATCGCCAAGGCATTGCGCGGCGAGCCGGTCGAGGGATTACCGGCACCCGAAGAAGAACCCGTCCCGGCAGCCGATCCGGTGCTGGATTCCATCGAACCCGAGAGCGTCGATCTCGGCAGTCCCGATGTCACGGTCTTCTTCCGTGGCAGCGGTTTCACTGCGACAAGCGTGATCGTCTGGAATGGTGGCGACGAACCCACCGGTTACGTTTCCGAGACCGAACTGACCACTGTGGTCAAACCGTCCACGGCATCCGGTGCCATCGATGTCCCGGTCTCCGTCAGGAACGATCAGGTCTACACCGACCCCCTGACCTTCTCCTTCACCGAGCCGGGTGATCCGGAGACCACAGACTTTGACGACGCCTTCGTTGCCGGAGGCGACATCAAGAAGAGCAGGAAGAAGAAGGGGTAGGCAGCACCGTCAAGCGGCTGCTATCTTCAGCTTGCGCATTTCCTGAATAACCCTCATCTGGACCGCTTCGGCGGTCCATTTTTTTGGACCACATGCTCAAGCACGACGACTACGTAGACGCCATCAGGAAGCTGCCACAGGACAGGCAGGACGAGCTTCTGGCTCTCTTGGAGGAGCTATCCACAGGAAGGCAGAAGGAGAACGCCCGTCATTTTTTCCTGCCCTTCGTCAAGACGATGTGGCCGGGATTCATCGAGGGCACTCACCACAAGATCATCGCCGAGCTTTTCGATGAAGTGGTTCAAGGGAAAAAGTCCCGTGTCATCATCAACATGCCTCCTCGTCATACCAAGAGCGAATTTGCCTCCATCCACCTACCGGCATTCTACCTTGGTAGGTACCCAGACCGTCTGGTCATCCAAGCCTCAAATACGGCTGAACTTGCTGTTTCGTTTGGACGAAAAGTAAGGAATCTGATCGACCGTAAGGATTTCCAGCAACTCTTCCCCGGCATTGCGCTCAGTGCCGATTCGAAGGCCGCAGGCCGCTGGGCCACGAATAAGAACGGGGAATATTTTGCGATTGGTGCCGGAGGCACGGTCTCCGGCAAGGGCGCGCATCTGCTGATCATTGACGATCCCCACTCCGAGCAGGACGCGGTGATCGGCGAAACAAATCCTGAAGTCTACCAGAGGCTGGTGGAGTGGTATGAGACCGGCCCCCGTCAGCGGCTGCAACCGGGAGGGGCCATTATTGTCGTGCAGACGCGCTGGTCGTTGCGCGATCTGACCGGCAGCCTGATCAAGAAGCAGCAGGCCGATGTCGGTTCCGACCAGTGGGAGGTGGTCGAGCTACCCGCGATATTGCCTTCCGGCAATCCGATCTGGCCGGAGTTCTGGAAGCTGGAGGAACTGCTCAGGACCAAGGCGTCGATCCCGATTTCCCGGTGGAATGCGCAGTACCAGCAGAACCCGATCTCGGAAGAGGGCGCTCTCATAAAGCGAGACTACTGGAAAAACTGGGACAAGCCAAAGGCCCCCAAGTGTGAATCCATCATCCAGTCTTGGGACACCGCCTTCTCCAACAAGACCCGCTCCGACTACTCGGCCTGCACGACATGGGGCGTGTTCATTGACGAGGAGGAGGAGCGCGAGCAGCACGTCCACAAGCTGATCCTTCTCGATGCGATCAGGGGCAAGTGGGAGTTCCCGGAACTGAAGAAGCAGGCCAAGAAGCACTACGAGGAATGGGAGCCGGATATCTGCCTGATCGAAGCGAGGGCAGCGGGTCACCCGCTGATCTACGAACTGAGGCAGATGAACATCCCGATACAGGAGATCGTCGTCGGCAGGGGTGGAACCGGCAATCCCAACGACAAGATTTCACGGGTGAACTCGATCACCGACATCTTCTCCTCCGGCATGGTCTATGCCGCCAAGATCAAGTCTTGGGCGCAGGAGGTGATCGAGGAATGTGCCGCCTTCCCCGCCGGGGAACATGACGACTACGTCGATACCGTCACCATGGCGATGCAGCGCTTCCGCCTCGGCGGATGGATCGGAACCAGCCTAGATGACGACGACGACAGGAAAGCTAGGGTTAGAAGGCCGATGGAGTATTACTAACAACCGTCGGTCTTACCTGTTTCTCAACTCATTGGGACGGCACATACCGGCCCGTCGCGACTATCTGGTGTCGCAAATCAGGAAATATCAAAGGAACGACAGATGGCGATCTCCCCGGCCATGATTCCCATGCAGGACGAAATGCCGCCGACAGGTGGCCCGCCTCTCGATATCGAGATCACCCCCGATGGCGCTCCGCCGATGGAAATGGGGATGCCGCCGGAGCAGGAATCGGATCATCGCGCCAATCTGGCCGAGTTCCTTGAGGAGGACGAACGCAAGAAGATCGCCTCCGACCTGATCGCCATGGTCGAGGCGGACGATCTGACCAGAGCCGACTGGATCGAGACCTATGCGAGCGGTCTCGACTATCTCGGCTTCAAGGGCGAGGAACGTTCCGAACCCTTCAAGGGATCGTGCGGCGTCTACCACCCGGTGATGACGGAAGCTGTCGTCAGGTTCCAGTCCAACGCCATCATGGAAGTCTTCCCGGCATCCGGCCCCGTGTTGACCCGCATCCTCGGCGACGACCCTCCTGAGAAGGTAGCGCTGTCCAAGCGCGTCAAGGAGGAGATGAATTACCAGCTTACGGAAAAGATGAAGGAGTACCGCAACGAGACCGAGATGCTGCTGTTCAGGCTGCCTCTCGCCGGGTCTGTTTTCCGGAAGGTCTGGTACGATCCGATCAGAAAGCGCCCCACCGCCTGCATGGTCCCGGCAGAGGACTTCATCGTTGACTACGGCTGTTCCGATCTGGAGTATTGCGAGCGCTACACACACCTCCTGAAGAAGACGGACAATGAGGTCAAGAAGCTACAGCGAGCGGGATTTTATCGTAAGGTCAAGCTGGCTAAGGCGCAGCATGAGCCGCCGCCTACGGGTAAGGAGAAGGAAGACGAGATCACCGGTATCGAACCCTCTGCACAGGTGGATAGCCGCCGTCATATCTATGAAGTCCATACCGTCTACAACCTCCCCGGCATTTTTGAAGACCCCGACGACATCGCCGACCCCTACATCATCTCAATCGATAAGACCTCTCAGGAGGTACTTTCGGTCTACCGCAACTGGGCGGAAGGTGATGAACCGGATCGCAACTCAGAACAGTATTTTGTCCATTACCAATACATGCCGGGTCTGGGCTTCTACGGCATTGGCCTGATCCATCTTATTGGTTCCATGGCCAAGGCCGCGACCTCGATCCTCAGGCAGCTTGTAGACGCCGGTACGTTGTCCAACCTCCCCGGCGGTCTGAAGACGAGGGGTCTCAGGACCAAGGGCGACGACACGCCGATTGCTCCCGGCGAGTGGAGGGACGTGGATGTCCCTGCCGGGACCATCGCCCAGAACCTCTTCCCGATGCCCTACAAGGAACCCTCTGCGGTTCTCGCGGGATTGCTGGCCTCACTGGTCGATGAGGCCAGAAGGGTGGGTTCCATCGCCGATGTCGAGTTCGACGCTTCCGCTCAGAATGCGCCGGTAGGCACGACGCTGGCTCTCTTGGAACGCTCGCTCAAGGTCATGAGCGCGGTCCATGCGCGCCTCCATGCGTCGCTGCGCCGCGAGTTTGTCCTGATAGCCAAGGCGATTCACGACTACATGGACGAGAAATATGCGTGGGATGCCGAGGGCAAGTTCAATCGTCGGGAGGATTTCGATCCGATGTCCGTCGATATCATCCCGGT